TTTACCAAACCAATTTATAGATACATTTACAACAGATACTTTAGCAACAAAAACAAATGTAATAGTAAATGCAAGTGGATATTTAGATACAAAAAGTCAAACAGGTTTTGCTCCATCAGTATCAGCTATAACTAATTCTGGTGGTGTAAATAATTCTCCAACATTTACAATTAATAATACAACAGGATTAATAACTCACGACCATACATCAACAACTAGAGATTATGATGATAACGATATTTATGGTTGTAGAATAGATTTAGGTTCAACAAAAACTATTACATCAGATTTATATTTTCAAGTAACAGATGTTTATGTTGATAGTTCAAATGGTAATATGGGTTTAACTGAATTAAATGCTTCAACAAGTGCAGGAAGTGGATATTTATTTGGAGGTAGTGGAATTACACCAACTACTTATGACAATGCTAATGGTGGTGGTTGGTCTGATTTAGTTGATGGTAATAGTTATCAAGGATTTTATGACCAAGCATTAACTTATAATGGAAAATATTTTAATGGTGGTTCTCACTTAAACGCAATAGTACGATATAGATGGACAGAAAATTCAGGAACTATATCAGCAAGATATATTGATGTAGGTTTTGCAAACACTTGGGGTAGACCAAAAACTTTTCATATTATTCATAATTCAACTTCAGGAGATGTAAATCCAGGTGGAACAAGTCTTGGTATTGGTACTAATACATTTACTACTCAAGCAACAGGAACAGCTATACAAAATACAAACACAGTTGGTTCAGCTAAAACAAAAGTTGGTGGAACAATGTTATATAAAGATAATGCAGGTACTTGTACTCTAGGAACAGATTTAAAAATATACTTTACTTGTAATGGTGGAACAAATTGGACAGAAGCATCAAGCTATACTGCAATTACACCAGTTTATTCTACAGGAATTAAACAAGTAAGATTAGGAGAAACGACTTGTACTTCAGGTACAGATGTTCGTTACAAAGCAGTTTGGGCAAACCAAGCGTCTTCTTCAAAAGAAACACAATTACATGGAATAGGAATTAATTACTAATGGCTTACATAGGACAAAATTTAGATAGATTTAGTAATGTAGAAAAGTTAGATGTTATAACTCCAAGTACTGCAACAGGTGCTGGTCCTTATAACTTAACTCAAAACAGTACAGCTTTTACACCAATTAATGCTAACTCATTAGTTATCTCAATTGATGGTGTAATTCAATATGGAAATTTTACAGTTAATAATGCTACTGTAACATTTGATTCAGCATTAAGTGATTCAAACACTTGTGATTTTATTTATCAAATGGGTATTGGTTTAATATCAACACCAGCAGATGATACAGTTACAACAGCTAAGTTAACAGATGATGCTGTAACTTATGCAAAGATACAAGATACTACTACTAATAATAGAGTATTAGGTGCAGTTACTGCAGGAACAGTTGGTGAAACTCAAGTTACTAATGATATGCTTTCTAATAATAGTATTACAATAAATGGTAGTGCTGTTAATTTAGGTGGAAGTGTAACAGTAGGAGAAACAAAACCTACTATTACATCTTCAAGTTTTACAATAGCACCTAGTGTTAGTTCTACTATTACAATAGTAGGAACAAATTTTGTTAGTGTTCCAATAGTAGAAGCAATAAGTTCAACAGGAGCTATTACAAGAGCTACTGCAGTTTCATTTACAAGTGCTACTTCTATTAATGCTACATTTAATTTAAGTAATGGAAGTTATTTTTTAAGAGTAGAAAACAATGATGGTAATGCTGTAAGAACATCTTCAGCAATATTAAGTGTATCTTCTGCTCCATCATGGACTACAAGTGCAGGTTCACTTGGAAGTTTTTCAGCAGGTTCTACAATATCAGGTTTAAATGTTGTAGCAACTTCAGATAGTAATGTAACAATAACTGAAGTTACTTCACCTTTAACATTAACAGGAAATACTGATACACCTGCATCTACAATGAATTTAGCTTTAAGTGGTACACCAGGAACAACTGCTACTTATACAATAAGTGGAACAGCTCCTACACCTACAAGTGAAACAACTTATAGTTTTGATTTAAGAGCAACTGATGTAGAATCACAAATTGCTAATAGAACTTTTAGTATAACAATATCAGTAGGTGCAACAGGTTCAGGAGGATTTAATTAATGGCATCATCACATTTAACAAGAACTTTAGACGCAACATCAGGAAGTGGCTACTCTCAAAAATGGACTTGGAGTGGTTGGGTTAAAAGAAGCTCCCTTGGTGAACTAGGTATTATGGGAAATCAAAGAAGCGATAATAATATTAATTCAAGATTTAAACTTTATTTTAGAAGTACTGATAGATTAGGTTGGGAATGTAAAGATAGTGGTGGTTCAGATGATAGCTCATTTGAAACTAATATGTTATTCAGAGATACTAATGCTTGGTATCATATAGTTTTTATTTATGATTCAGATAATAGTACAGAATCTGATAGAATGAAATGTTATGTAAATGGTAAAGATGTAAGAACTGAATTAGGTGGTTTTTCTTCTATAAATGAAGTTAGTTCTGGTTTTGGAACATTATGGTCAAGCTCTGTATACAATTATTTAGGAACATCAGGAAACAATAGTGGGAATACAGATTTACAATTTGATGGTTATATGTCACATTGTCATCTAACTTATGGTTATAGATATGAAGCATCAACATTTGGTGAATCAGATTCTAATGGAGTTTGGAAAATAAAAACTGACCCAAGTGTAACTTATGGTTCTCAAGGTTATTTTCTTTTAAAAAATAATGGTTCTGTTACAGACCAATCAGGTGAAGGAAATAATTATACTGCAACTGGAACTATAACAAATATGGTTGATAATCCAAGTAATGTTTTTTGTACTATGAACCCTTTAGATAATTATGAACAAGGTTCAACATTTTCAATTTGTAATACTAAACTTGAATGGAATACAAATAATAAAAATAACTTTGCAACTTTTGCAATGAATAAAGGTAAGTTCTACTGGGAAATGAAATATGCTAATAATTCAGGTGGTAGTGATGCTATGATAGGAATGTCATTAGCAGATACTAGACAAGGAGATGATTATCCAGGACATGATTCTACTGCTTGGTCTTACTATGCTTCTAATGGAAATAAATATCATAGTGGTGGTGCTTCTTATGGAGATAGTTATACAACTAACGATATTATTGGTGTAGCTTTTGATGCAGATACAAGAACACTTTGGTTTTCTAAAAATGGTACTTGGCAAAACTCAGCAACAATTTCTGAGATAGCAGCAGGAACAACTACTAATGCAGCTTGGACAGGTATGGGTGATGCAGGAGATTGGTTTATACCTTGTATGTCAGGATATGATGGAAACAAAGCAGAATTTAATTTTGGTAATGGATATTTTTCAACAACTGTTATTTCTTCTGAGGGAACTAATGCATCAGGAATTGGCAAGTTTGAATATGATGTTCCAAATAATTTTACAGCTCTTTGCACGAAAGGATTAAACGAATAATGGCTTATACAACTATAAAAAAATCTACAAATTATTTTGATACTAAACTTTATACTGGAACAGGTTCAAATATAACAGTTTCAGATATACCTTTTAATCCTGATTTTGTTTGGTTTAAAAAAAGAGATGGTTCTTCTGCATCAGAATTATATGACCAAACAAGAGGTGCAACTAAATATTTAATTTCAAATAGTAATGATGCCGAAGATACTAATGTTAATGGTTTAACAGCATTTGGTACTGGTGGTTGGACAATAGGTGGAAATGGTCTTGCACATAGTGGAACTATGGTAGCATGGAACTGGAAAGCAAATGGTGTAGGTTCAGCTAATACAGATGGTTCTATAAATACAACAGCTACTTCTGTAAATACAAGTGCAGGGATTAGTATTTGTAAATGGACAGGAACTGCAGCAAATGCTACTATAGGACATGGATTAGGAGCAACACCAGGTTTAATTTTTATAAAAAATTGTACTGCTGCTAGTAGAAACTGGGTAGTTTATCATAAATCTTTAGGTAATGGTGCTTATATGCATTTAGATTTAAATAATGCTTCATCTTCTTCTGGAGCTAGTTCTTATTTTAATTCTACTTCTCCAACAAATTCTGTTTTTTCTATAGGAGCAGATACAGATGTTAATGGAAGTGGAGATACAATGATTGCTTACTGTTTTGCAGATACAGTTGGCTTTAGTAAATTTTCAAGTTTTACTGGTAATGGTAATTTAGATGGTCCATTTTGTTACACAGGATTTAAACCTGCATTTGTAATAATAAAAAATACTATTACATCTTCAGATTGGAATATATATGATAATAGAAGAAGTACATCAGGTGGTTATAATGTTGTAGATTATACTATAGTAGCAAATTCTAATGCAGCAGAAGATACTGCTACAACATATAATGATATTGATATTTTATCTAATGGTTTTAAAATTAGAGAAGATAATGGAGATTGTAATGGTACTGGTCAAAAAATGGCTTATATTGCATTTGCAGCAGAACCTCTAGTTGGAGATAATCCAGCAACAGCTAGATAATGAATGGCAAAGGCAAAAGGATTATGGAATAAGGTTGCTCATGTTCCAATCAAGAAAGGAAGTTCACAAGGTCGTAGACCAAATACAAGCACAATGAATAAAAATAAAAGAAGAAGTTTTAAAAAATATAGAGGACAAGGAAGATAATGGCAAAGAAATCAGCAACAGAAGTTAAAATAGATTTTTTAGTTAGAGAAGTTAAAGAACTAAAATCTGAAACTAAATGTTTAAGAGCTGATATTAATAAAGGTAAAGGTGCCATATGGGTATTAATAATAATTTCAAGTATAGTAGGTGGAGTATATAATTACTTTAAATAGAATATGATAAAAAAAATTAAAAGAATCAGAAGAGCAACAGGTGATGAAGCTAGGAAATTTACAAGAATTCCTGAAGGTTCACAACCACAACAAGGTGGATTAGGAAAAAGAAATCAGTTTGCAGATAAATATGTAACTGAACAAATTAAATCTCCTGAACTTGCTGATGCTGCAAAACAATCTTATACACAACAAACAGTACAAGCTAATGAATTATTAGCAGGTTCACAACAAACAGCACCTACTGCTGTTGGAACTAAAACAATTACAGGTTCACAAATTGCAACACCGACAGCTTTAACTTCAACAGCAGGTGCAGGACCTACAAGTTTTACTACATCTACTATGACACCAACAAGTGGTACTGCTCAAACAGGAACTGCTCAAACAGGTACAGTAGGTACACAATCGCAAATAGGAACAGTTACTGGAACTTTATCTGGTACTGCTACTGGTGCTAGTGCTAATCCTACAACTTCGGCTGTAGCTGCAGCACAACAAGGACAATTATCAAGTGGAGCTTTAGCTGCAGTATTAAGTGGAACTGCTGCAACTGTTGCTGGACAAACAGCATCATTACCTGGAAATATTCAATCAGCTATTGCAAATAATCCAGCTACTGTTACTAAAGCAATAGTATCACAACCTACTGCAGTACAAGCACAAGTTGCTGCATTACCTACAGATGCTTTAGTATCTACTCAAATAACTTCTTTATTATCTGGTATTGATACTGGACAAATCCCTACATGGGCAAGAGGTGCAGTTGATAGTGTTGAAAAAAATTTAGCACAAAGAGGTTTAAGTAAATCTACAATTGGTAGAGATGCTTTAGTAAATGCAATTATTACATCTGCATTACCTATTGCTCAATCAAATGCAACAGCATTACAACAAAGAGCAGCACAGAATTTAACAAATGAACAACAAGCAGAAGTATTAACTGCTCAACAAAATTTTCAAACTCAGTTAGTTAATGCTGAAAATGATATGAAAGCACAAATGGCTACTGGTCAATTTGCTCAAGAGTTAACTAAACTTAATGCAATGAGTGAACAACAAAGTATTTTAGCTGGTGCTAAACAACAACAAGAAATAAGATTAGCAAACTTAGCTAACATACAACAAGCTGGTTTAACTCAAGGTCAATTAACTCAACAAATGGCTTTAGCTAATTTAAGTGCTAATCAACAAACAGCTTTAGCAAATGCTCAAACTACTGCAGGAATGGATGTTTTAAATTTAAACAATCAACAACAAACTGCAATATCTAATTCTAATTTATTTAGAACATTTGAATTACAAAATTTAAATAATGAACAACAAGCTACTATGCAAAATGCTGTACAAACAGCTACAATGGATATGCAAAATTTAACTAATGCTCAACAAAAAGCTGTTGTTAATGCTCAAGCATTTTTACAAATGGATATGGCAAACTTAACTAATTCACAACAAACTGAAGTATTAAATGCACAGAATAGACAACAAGCAATGTTAACTAATCAAGCTGCAGATAATGCTTCTGCTCAATTTAATGCAACAAGTCAGAATCAAACTAATCAATTTATGAATAGTTTATCTACTACTATTAGTCAACAAAATGCTGCAAGAAATGATGCAATGAACCAGTACAATATTACTGAAACAAATAGAATAGAAGCTTTAAATCAAGGTAATTCATTAGAAGCTGAAAGATTACAAGAAAGTTTAAATGCTGAAATAGAAAAATTTAATTCACAATTAAATTATAATAGAGATAATTTTAATACACAAAATTCAAATCTAATTGAACAATCAAATGTTACATGGAGAAGACAATTAAATCAAGCAAATACTGCAGGACAAAATGCAGTTAACCAAGCTAATGCAATGAATTCATTTAATATGAGTAACCAAGGTTTATCTTTTTTATGGCAAGAGATGAGAGATTCTGCTAAGTGGGAATATGAAGCAGCACAAAATGCACAAGAAAGACAAACTAATTTATCTATTGCTGCATTAGGGAATGAACAAGTTAGTGATGCAGCTAGAGCAAGTACTCTACAAAAATTAGGTGGATTTGGTTTAGATTTATTTAAAACAATTTTAACAAGAAGTTAAGGAGATAAAATAAAATGGGAAGTGTTTTTAAAGCAGCAAAAAAAGTAGCAAAAAGAATAACAAGACCTGTTAGTAAAATTACTAAAGGTATTGCTAGAGGTATTGCAAAAGTAGGTAAATCTGTTATGAGAGGTGTTGCTAAAATAAATAAAAAACTTGGACCACTAGGTATGATTGCTATGTCTGTAGCTATGCCATATGCTTTAGGAGGATTAAGTAATATGATAGGTAGAGCTGCTATGAGTGGAATTCATGGACCAACAGGACTTATGGGTTCTCAAAATTTATTTCTTAGAAGTATAGGTCAAGTTGGTAATGCTATTAGAACAGGTTATCAAGCTACAACTGGTGCTATTAGTAATACAATGAGTACTATTACAAAAAGTATATCTAATGGTTTTCAAAAATTTGCTGGAAACTTTAAAGGTCAGAATAATATTTTTTCTAGAATTTCTAAAGGTGCTAAAAATTTATTTAACCAATCTAAAACTACAATTAATAATTGGAAAAGTAAAATGAAATTTGGTAAAACAAAAGTAGATGGTAGTGTAGATGTATTTGGTATGAGAGGTAATGTACATGGCGAAGGACAAATTTGGAGTACAGTATCAAATGAACAAGCAGCAGGTATGCTTAAATCAGGAACAATTGATGGTACTATGCTTAGAGGACAATCAATAGGAAATACATTAAGTGGTGTAGATAGAATTGTAGCTGATAATATTAATGCTGCATGGGAAAGTAAAAATTTAGTAAATTATTCAGACAATGCTAAATTAGCATATAAAAATTATAAAGATTTGTACAAAATTAATAATGATGGTTTTTATCAAGCTGAACACATAGGAAATGCTATGAATAAAAATTTAACTATGTCTAATAATGCAGATGGATTAATAGATTTTAATTTTGCTAATAGTAAAGACTTTACATATTCACCTCAACATAATAAATATATTTTTAATAGTCAAGGTGAAACATTTAAAGTTAATGGACAATCAACATTAAAAAAGAAAACAAAAGATTGGATTACAAAGTCAGTAAAAAGTAAAGCTTATGATACAATAAAAAAATCTTTATTAAACCAAGATTTAAATATTGAAGCTCCACCAATTAATTATGCTATGATGGGTGCTATGCATACTGGTTCAACTCAAGGTCAAGATGCTAAGTGGAGTGGTACTGATTTAAAAGGTGCTTCACAAGGAAGTTTATTACATGGAAGTTTTTCTGCACAACAAATAGACCAAATTAATAATTACTACAGACATATGAATATATAGGATACTAATGCCATTTAAATCAAACAAACAAAGAAAATTTTTATTTGCAGAAAAACCAGATGTTGCTAAAAAATTTGTTGAACATTCAAAAAGAAAAACTTATAAACATGGTGGCTGTGTTACAATTATGATAGCTACCCCAATGAAGAAAGAAAAGAAAAAATAATGTCTCTTTATAAAAATATTAATGCTCGTAAAAAAGCTGGTATCTCAAGACCAAAAAGTAAAACAACAATAACAAAGAAAGCTTATGCTAATATGAAAGCAGGTTTTCCTAAAAAGAAAAAAGTATAATGGCTGAAAAAATAAAACAAACACAATTTGATAAAGTAGGTGTTAATCCTTTTTCTGCTCCTACACCTGGAGAATCTTTAACTACTCCTACAGATATGCCTAAAGCATGGGAAAGACCTCCACAATTTATAGACCAAGGTAATGCTATGGAAGCTGTCTATATGGAATTAACCGAGATAGATAATTTAAGAAAATTAATTGATTTAATTGATGAAGGAACTGCTTTAGATGAAATAGCACAAGTTGTTTTATATAAAGGATATAGTGAAGGTAAATGGACTCCTGATTTAATGATGTTATTAATTGAACCTACATTATATTTATTAATATCTATTGCTGATTATGCTGATATAAAAGATTATACTTTATATACTGGTGAAGAAACTGACCCTGATGCTGAAATTCATGGTGATGATGTTGAACCTGTAGATTTTGATGCAGATGAAAATGAAGATGAAGAAATTAAAACAGATAAAATGGCAGAACCAAAAGCTGAAAGTTTAGGTGAAAGTTTATTATCAAGAGTTGAAAGTGAACTACCAAGTAAAGTAGAGCAACTGAAAGGAGATATGTAATGGGATTTAATTGGATGGATGTTGCTAATTTAGCAGTTGGTGCTATTGATAGAGATAGAGAAATAACTAAAGAAGATTTAGCTATTCGTGCTGATGAATTAAAAGCAGAAAGAGATTCTCTTATTAGAAGAAAAGATGCAAAATATGATTATGAACTTAAAAAGTTTTATCAAGAAAAAGAAAAAGCTGATGAGATTAATTCATTAAATGCTGAAGCTGCAGCTTTTAATAAAGCTAATAAAGATACTGGTATAACTTTTGACCAAGATGAATATGCTGATAGATATTTAATGATTAAATTAGGTGTTGATAAATTTAATGCTTTATCTGATGAAAGAAAGAAAGTATTAAGAGCTGAGTTTGGTAGTACTAATAGAACATATGAGTTTGATGAAAACTATTTAACTAATTATGAAAATGAATTAGATAAAGAAAAGAAATTTATATTAAAAGATTATGCAAATCAATTAAGTGAAGCTAAAGGTGATAGTTTTTTAATTAATACTATTTTATCTAAAACTCCATGGAAGAAAAAAGAAACTACAGATAGTAAATTAATTACAGTAGAAGATAAAACTGATTCAGATAAAAAAGTTGAAACAGCAATACAAGAAATAGAATCTACAGATAATACAGATACTAAAGATAGTACAGATATTACAGATGAAAAAATATTATTATCAAAAAAAGTAAAAGTTAATACACCAGATAAAGAATATAATTCTAGATGGGAAAAAATGCAAGATGAAGCTGTATTTAAATTAAATAATGATAATGATACATTAAAATTTATAAATACAATGAATATTAGTGGAGCTGGTAATGAATTAAGTTTTAAATTTAATAAAACAGATAGTAAGATTGAAGGTATGCAACCAAATGCACAAGTTAATTTACTTGCAATTGAAGCTATGTTTAATGGAGTTAGAGATTCAAAAGATAATGCAACATATGCTTATAATAATATTTCTAAAGAACCAACTGATATTAAAAAATATTTTAGTCAAGATGCAATTTGGACAGCTACATCAAAAGCTATAAACAATGGAAGAGCAACAACTAACAAAGATAAAATTAGTAGTAATGGTAAAAATGCATATATCTTAACTACAATTGTTCCTTTATCAGTTGTTGATATAGATGGTGGATTACAATTAGGAGATGCTAAGTATCAAGTAGATGATAAATCAAAAATGAAAAGTATTAGTGTTGCTATGTCTAAATTTATTGATACAGAAGCAAGAAAAATTGATAATGATTTTTTAGATGGTCAAGGTAAAGTTGTTAAAATTTATACAGCTTTAATAGATGGTGATGCAAAAGTTGTTAATGATTTTAAAAATTACTTATATGCAAATGATAATAATATAAAAAAATTCTATGATGAAAATAAATCTACAACAGAAGGAGAAGTTAAAACAGGAAATGTAGATAAAACAATTGCACCTGATATAGTAGCAAATGAACAAGAAATTCAAAAAGATATTGCAGATAATAAAATAAGAACTGTTGTAGTTAATATTGATGGAGAAAAAAAAGAAGTTCCTTTAACAGAAAAAAATAAAGAAATATTAGATGCAAACAAAATAGATTACTCAGTTAAAGAAGATGTTACAGCAGGTGATGCTGCTATAGCTGAACAAATGAGTTCAATGTTAAGAAAAGATGAGAAAGGTGAAACAATTAAAATAACTCCTAAAGAAGTAGGATATAATAACAAACCAGTATTTGAAAGTATTGAAGAAGTACAAGCTATACTTCCAAATGATATGACAGGTGCAGAAATAAAAGAAAAATATGAAATTGCTTTTCCTCTTAATAACAAATCTGTATACAAATCTAAAAAGGTTAAATTTAAATCTACACCTTAATGAATAATGGCAGAATTAAATCAATTAAATCTTTCAAATTTAGAAGGAGTAACTCCTGTTATTACAGAAGAAAAACAAGTTTCTGTAACAGAAGAAACTCCATCTGAATCTTTAACTCTTTCTAATTTAGAATTTGTTAAACCTCTTCAAACTCAAACAGTACCAAAACAATTTGACCTTTCTAATTTAGAAGGTGTTAAAACCGATTACCCATCCATTGCTAAACAAACTGACACTACTTTAAGTAGTGAAGGTCCTGTTGTGCCTGATTCACAAATAAGTAATTGGGAAAGATTTGAATATGGTTGGGATAAAGAAACTATGGTTGTTGGTAATATGTTTAGAATTGGTAAAGCATATTTTCAAGACATATTAGATAAAGATAAAACTTTTAAAGATTATATATTAGAAAATGAAAGAAAAAGATTAGAAGCTTTAGATAAAGAACATTATAAATTTAGAGGTAGAGAAGATGATGGTGGATTAATAACTGCTGGTTCAGTTGCTTCAATGCTTTTAGACCCTTACTATTTAGTTGGTTATATAAATCCTATTAGTTTAAAAGCTATGACTAATCCTATTAGTTCAGCTACATTAAATGCTTTATTAATAGGTGGTGATGTAGTTATAGATAATATAGCTAAGACTGGTGAAGTAGATTGGAATAGTGTTGCTATATCTTCAGGAACTGCTGGTGCAATTGGTGCAGTAATTCCTATTGGTGGAAAAGTTTTAAGTAAGTATGCACCTAAATTAATTAAATCAGAATTAAAATTAGTAGAAGATTTTATAGAAAAAAAATTAGCTAAACAAAATAATCTTACTCAACCACAATTAAAAAAAATTAAAGCTGCTGCTAATACTAAAGAAGTTAAAGCACTTAGCAATGATATGGTTAAGTGGACTACTAACTTTGTTAGACCTATAGCAAATGAAACTAAAAAATTTAAAACATTAGAAAAAAAATTATTAGAACAAAGAGATTTATTAATTAAAATAAGAAAACTAAAAGGAAGAAAACAGCCAAAAGGTGATAAAGTTCCTGGAATGTTAAAGCAGGTTCCTCTTGGTAAACAAATTATTAATATTAGAAATAAAATTATTGAAGCTAAAAAAGCAAGTGAACTTGTTAAAAAAGATTTAATAGGTAAACAACAAGATAAATTAAAACAATGGTCAGAGTTAGTTGCTAAAAGACAAACAAAAATATTAGAAGCATTAAGAAAAGATGAAACAAAAATTGATTGGGCAGTAAGAGGTTTATTATCTGCTACAGTTAGACCACTTGTAGGTGCTGGTGCTGGTACAGTTGGTGGTATTTTATTTGGTGATGAAGAAACTGATTTAATGTATTGGGCTGCTGCTGGTGCAATGGCTGGTCAAATGCAAAAGATGATTCAAAGAAGTGCTAAGTTTGGAACTAATTTAGAAAAAGGAAAAATACTTGGACTAATAGATAGAGAAATGACACAACTAACTATGCAAAGAGTTAGAGATTTTATGTCAGCAACAAGTGCATCTAAATTAAATTCTTATGGTGGTGCTACTGAAAAAATTAGTAAGATGTTATTTAGAGAAGTTGATTCTCCAGTACAAGAAAAATCTGTTATAGCTGTTGCAGAACAAATGCAAAGATACTTTAATAGAAAAGCTTATGATATTACTAAAAATTATTCTGGTGCAGAATTAGCAGAAGCTAACTCTATTCTTAGAGGTAGACAAATAACAAAAGATACATCTGAAAGAGTAATAACATTATCAAAAAATGTTAGAAGTTATATAGATGAATTTAAAAATTTATCTGAATCAGCAGGATTTTTTCCAGCTAAAGAATTAGATAATTATTTTCCTAGAGTTTTAAATTGGGATGTTGTAAAAAAAGATGAGAAAGCTTTTATAAAAACAGTTAAAGAAATTTATGAAAGTTTAGGAATGAAAGGTACTGTTGCTTCAGGAGTTAATAAAGGTAAATTAAGGTCTCAAGTTGCAGCAGAAAATTATTTACATGGACATAGAACTTCTGGTGATAGTGTATTTAATTCTGCAGTATTAAAACAAATGTTTTCAGATTCTAAATCAGGTGTTTCTAAAGAAGGAAACAAATTTATTTACACTCCAGTTACAGACCATATTACACATAAAAGAGCATTACAAGGACCTTATAAAAAAGTTGAACAAATATTAGAAAACAAAGGTTACTTAGTAAATGATACTCGTAATATATTAAATAGTTTAACAAATGATTCAGTTAAATCAATTGCATTTGCTAGACAGTTTGGAACTAATGGAGAATTATTACAACCTTTATTTTTACAAATAAGAAATAAATATATAAACTCAGGATTACCAAGAGAAAAATATTTAAATGCTATGAATCAAGAAATGAAATTAGTAGCAAATAGTATTGATGCATATTTTGATAGATATGGTACAGCTATGACTGGTGCATCAAAATCAAGTGCAGCTCTTTTAGGAACATTAGGTAATTTAAATATGTTAGGTAGAGTTACTATTACATCATTAGGTGATTTAATTCAACCTTTTCAAAACTCTTCTAGTTGGAGAGCAATCATTAGAGGTTTTAAAGATACAGCACTTAGAGCTAAGAATGAAAAAGGATTAGCTAAATCTTTAAATCAAGATATAGATGATGGTATTAGACAAGCATTAATGAAGTCTGCTGGATTTGAAGGTAGAGATGTGTTAGTAAATAATGCTTGGGTTGGTATGTCTCCTTCACAAAAAGTTAACAATCTTGCATTTCAAGCATTAGGATTATCATGGTTAACTGGTTATGCTAGAAGATTTGCATATAATACTGGTGTTGCTGATGCATATTATTTATCTAAAACTTTAAATAAGTTAACTAAAACAGGATTAGATAATACTGGTAGAGCAAAAAGAATTAAATATTTTTTAAATAATAATTATGGTATATCTACTAACAAAGCTTTATCAATAGGTTCAGCTAAAAATTTAAATACTGCAATTAAAATTGCTGGAAACAAAGGTGCTATTAATGAAGCAGGAATTATAACAGCAAATAGAGATGCATTAATACCTCAAGTATCTAATAGATTATTATTTACACAAAGTAATAATCAATGGGTAAGATTAATGGGTCAGTTTTTATCATGGGCTATGGCTAAATCAGCACAGACAAATAAAATTTTAATGAGAATGGAAAATGGTAGTGCTAAAACTTTAGTTAAAACTTTAGCTGTATTACCTATATATAGTGGTGTTCAATCATTAAGAGAGTTAGCAAAGTATGGTGAAGTAGTAACTGATTATGATGCTAACAATAATAGATGGTGGGCTGAAGGTGCAAGACTATCAGGTATGTTTGGTTTCTTACCAGAGTTAATTGCTAATAGATTAATTGGACCAGGTTCAAGAGAACCATGGTATTTATTTCCACCTGCAGCACAAATAGCTTCTGCTCCTGTTGAAGCTGGTAAAGCAGCATGGGATGGAAATACTGATAGAGCAGTAAGAATTTTAAGTCAAAGATTTTTACCTTTACCTAATTGGAGAAATTGGATATCAAAATTATTTGCAGGACCAAAACCACCAGTATTTGATAGTACACTTGGTAGTCAAATTATGTTTGCTGAAGGTGGTGTAATAGATAGACAAAATTATTTAGTAGGTGGTGCTACTAAGTTAGCTACTAAGTTTGCAATTAAAAGAGGAAACACAGCTATTAACACAACAGTTGGTACTTATAAAAAAGTAAATAAAATTTTATCAGATAAAAAATTAAATAGTGTACATGATTTTGGTTCAGGTACAGGAGTTGGTACAAAACAATTTATAAATAAAAAAGTTACAAGTCATGAACCATTTGTTCCAGAAGAAAAAATTATTAAATCTGGTGGTAAGTTACCTACTTATCAAACTGCAGATGATGTATTAATGAATGAAGGAAAAAATTCTAAAGATGCTGTAGTAAATCTTAATGTATTAAATGTAATTGAAGACCCATTTGAAAGAGCTAATGTTGTTGCTCAAATAGGAGAATTAATTAATAATAAAGGTGTAGCAATTATAACTACTAGAGGTAAAGATGTTGCTACTCAAGCTAGTAAATCTAAAAATGCAATACCTCATTTAGATGGATGGTTGTTTGGTGCAGGTAGTAATAAAACTTTTCAAAAAGGTTTTAGTCAAAAAGAATTAGAAGAATATGTACAAGAAATTTTAGGAAAATTATTTAAGATAGAAAAGATTCCTAGTAAATATGGTATAGGTACATCTGGTGTTATGATAACTAAACTTCCTACTAAAAGAAAAACTTTTTTTAAAGGTGGAGAAGTTGTTAGATTAGGTTATGAAAGTGGTGATAAAGTATTAGGTTTATCTGAGTTAGAAGGAGTTAAACCATTAGAAACAAAATCAGTTGATGACCAAGTAACTACTATGATGGAAGAAGAAAAAGTTATTGTACCTGACAAGAAACCTGAAGCTTGGGAAGATGAAAAATTTATTACATATATAAAAGAAGTAGAAAATGCTCCTTTAATGAATAAAGATAAAAATTTTAAACATAAATCAGTAGAAGGTGGTACTGATACTATTGGGTTTGGACATAAACTTACACAAAACGAATTAAAAACTGGATTAGTATATGGGTATGATATAAACAATTTAAATAGAGAAGCTGTTGAAGATATATTAAGAAAAGATTTAAAAGCAAAAAATCAAATACTAATTAATTTATATGGAAAAAAATATAAAGATTTAGATTATAGAAGAAAACAAATGTTACTTGATTTTCAATTTAATGTAAAAAATTTTAAAGATAAAAATGTATTTCCAAAATTTAAAGAAGCATTATTTGCAGGAGATGAAGTAGGTATGGAAAAAGAATATAAAAGATATTATAAAAATAAACTTGGTAAGATGAAATTATTAGCTAGAAATAAGAAATTTAAAGACTTATTCTTTGTTGACAAGGACTAGAATTCCTACTATAATATAGGAAGAGTAATGCCCATTAGGGATTACTAAACTTAAATCGCTTAACGAAAGGATTAATATGACACAATACGATTTAATAAACTTTGACCCATTTAAAAACTTCTCTATCGGTTTTGATAGAATGTTTGATTCATTAAATGAGGTCTCAAGAATAAACACTTCTAACTTTCCACCATACAACATAAGAAAAGTAGGTGAAGGAAAGCATCAGATAGAAATGGCATTAGCTGGTTTCACTAAGTCTGATATAGAATGTGAGTTACAAGATGGTGTGCTTACTATCAAAGCTAAGAAAGAAGATAAAGATAAAGATAGTTTGATACATCAAGGTATCGCATCAAGAAGTGTGGTTAGAAAATTTACTTTATCAGAATATGTTAAAGTAGACTCGGCTGATTTTAAAGATGGTATTCTTAATATAAAATTATATCAAGACTTACCTGAAGAAAAAAAAGCTAAGACAATTAAGATTAAATAACACTAAGGAGCTAGGGAGTTAATAGCTCCCTAGTTACAAAGGAGAATAAATGCCATTTGAAATGATAACAATGCTTGGTTCTACTGTACTCGGTGGAGTAATGAGTATATGGTCTCAAAGTATTAAAGCTAAACAAGCTGAACAAAAGATGCTTATACAAAGAGCAGAGGTTCAACAACAAGGTTTTAAAGAAGCTAGAGAGTATGACAATGTAGGATTCCAATGGACTAGAAGAATTATAGCATTAATCGCTGTCTTTGCAATAGTATTATTACCAAAACTAATGCCTGTACTATCACCAGATACAAGTGTGATTGTAGGTTATTTAGAATTTAAACCTGCTTTCTTTTTCTTACCTGAAAAAGAAGTAATGAAATGGATAACATTATCATCTAACAGTTTAGTAATAACACCATTAGACACTAACTTAGTATCAGCCATTATAGGTTTATACTTTGGTGGTTCATTAGTAAAGAAATAATATGATAACATTAGCAGTAATTGGATTACTATTAGGTATTCTATTATGATGGAAAAAATTTTAACAATGCTTGTAGGATTATTAATTGCATTGGGAGGATGGAGTCTATCTAGAACATTTGAACTATCAACTATTCAAGCAGTACATGATGATAAGGTACAAAAACTTGAAAGACAAGTAGAAAAGTTAGAAGACCAGATGGATGACATGATGAATATGGATAAAGAAATCATAGAACAACATGAAGACTTATTTAAAAAATTAAAAAAATCAAATACAGGATACAGTTATAATTAATTTATGAGGTACAATTATGAATTACTATTTTACAGGTTGGATAATAATTGCAATATGTATTTTAACTTATTGTACAGGTCCGATAGTTAACCCATGAAAATATCAGATAAGACTTCAGTAAGTATGCCAATGAAGAATTTAATCAGCATCATTGGTGCTGTTGCTGTAGGTGTATGGGCATACTTTGGTGTAGTTGAAACTCTCAATAAACATAGTACTAAACTAGAATTATTTGAAAAAGATTTAAGTCAAAATACAGAGTTTAGAATCAAATACCCTCGTGGAGAATTAGGTCAGTCAAGTGGGGAAGCAGAACTTTTCATGCTTGTGGAACATATGGCAGGTTTAATTGAGTCTATGGATGAAGAATTAAAGAATATGAGAAACAATAAAATTAATATAGATTTTTTAAAAGAACAAGTTTCAAAACTACAAGCAGATGTAGAAAAATTAATTAGAAATGGTAATGGACATGAATAATTTTATAGATAGATTTTTTTTAAAATGCTTTGGAGGATTAGATTGGATATCAGAACAGATAGATAAACTATTTGCACCTAGATGTAAATGTAAAAACAAAAAGGAGAAAAAATGACAGAGATTGTATTTGCCCTGCTTCTTATAATGGACCATGAAATTAAGGAACACAGAATTCAAGAATCGTTATCAAAATGTTTGAAGGCAAAAAGATATGCTATGAAGGACAAAGGTACTGCAGATAGAGTAGTCTACAAATGTATTAAATCTAAAGCAAACATAGAGATATACATGGGGGAAAAGAAAATTACTTCTTTAATATTAGACTGATGAAGATAGCTTTGTTTATGATTATGTGTTCAGGATTAGCAAACTCCTGTCTTGAACCTCATAAGTTAAATACTTATGATACATTTTATGATTGTATGACTGCTGGTTATAAAGAGTCTTTTGAAAAAACAGAATCTATTGGACCAGACGAAGTTAATGAATATAAAATATTTATTAAATTTTTTTGTACCCCTGAGTCAGATGAAGAATTAAAAAAACAAGAAACTAAATTAGAAGTTTAACTGTGAAATACATCCCTTGCAATTTTTTCTAACTCTTCACTTAATAAAGTAAAATTACTTTTACATTCTCTTAACAACGCATTAATAACACCAGCATTTTCTTTTTTAAAATGTAATGGTATCTTATCTATTGGGTAAGATTTTATTTCTGTAATGAATTGTCCTTGATTATTTATAATCAATTTGAAGCCCATCAATTCAGCTTCTTTTCTTTTAACTCTAGGTTTAGATTTAAGTTTTCGATTCTGTTTCATGCTTTTTCTTTAGTAGGTCTAAAAGAAAATCATCATCAGATTTTCCTTCCCTTAATTTAGTTAAAGGTTTCTGACCTTCTTTATATATCTCAACACTTTGTACTCGTGCAGGATTAGTCATGAATACTGGTAGTCTTTCATTATCAAAAGACTTTACCATAAAGAAACCATCATCAGCTATACCAAATGTCTGTACATTTTTTATATCAATATCATCTGTACCAACTAAACATAAACGCATATGACATTTATCTGGTGTAGGTTTTTTAGGTTTACCATCTAACCCTAATACATTACTCATTCTCAAAACTTATATCAGTACCATGTTCTTTAAGAGAAGTATATGTTCTCTTACTATAATCTTTGCTAGTAAAAGATTCACCAACTGGTTCTTCTTTATGTATAGGAGAAGGTTTATAACCTATCTCTCCACTTTGATAATCATCATCAACTAAAGCATCTACAGTTTCAGTATAGATTTCATTTAGCTTTTCATTGTTTCTTTTTATTTTCTTTTTTAAATGTTCTTTTAAATCTTCTATCTTAACAAATAATATTCTATCTATTTGTTCATGTATCCCATACATATTTAAATCATTTAATGCAGCAATAAGTCTGCGAAAACCTCTTGCTCTTTTTTCTAATTGTCTTATTTGTGCTTCTGATAAACTCATGAGTAATCCCTTTCAAGTATCATTTCAAGATAGTGAATAGCTTTTTCAATATCTTTTTGTTTGCCTTTTGCTTTATGTCTACAGATATATTTAATAGCATTACCTTCTGCAAACAACAAACCATTTTCATTTATAAATTCTGCAGGTTGAATCTTCATCTTTGAATAATGATTTCCATCTACCTGCTTACCTAATGAATCATAGGTAGTTCCTTTAAACATATCTTTATGTGTCATTATAGTGGTCCTAGTTCTTGCATTTGTTGTCTTCTTAATTGTTTTTCGGTTGGTTGTAACATAGCATTTAAATCATCTATTGTCAACTCTGGATTGCGTTTTAATTTTTTAACTATCCATTTGTACGACCAAGGTTGTAATCTAAATGTATCACCTTGATAGTAATGAGTTTGATTAGGAATAAAACTAAATACATTTTTATAATTAATTTTACTAGCTTCTTCTTTTGATAACAAAGATTGTAACCAAGCTACTAATATATGTCTAGCTTTTCTTCTAATAGGTTTCATTTGTTTACTGTTCATTTCGTATATTACTTATTACTTTATTTAAAGTTTCACATTCTTTATTTTTAGTTAAAAGTTTGTCTTTTACAATAGCTAATTCATTTTCCATTGCTTGTCTTTTATTTTTTTCATCTCTCCACATTTCTAATAATGTTTGATAATCATTATTCATATTACTCATCCTTATCTAACTTTAATAATTTAAAATTCTTTTCTCTATCAAAATATCTATAAGACATTCTTACTGGTTGAAACTTATATACATAATCAAAAACAATTTTCTCATCTAATTGTTTACAACTATAAACATCAAGCTGTACTAACGCAGGACTCATTTCATCCCATGAGTGTAAAGTTATATGGGATGTTTCTATTATAGTGACGCAAGTTAAACCTCTATTACCTTTAACTTCACAATACTTTGCATATGGACCAGCTAATATTTTCATATCAATATCTTTTATTAAACTCTTAGTCCACTTTTTCATGACCTTTAAATCTTTAGGTGGTTCTAATACTTCTGCTCTAACTAGAAGGTGTTTGTGTTTTAATTCCATCTGTAAATTCTTTTGTTATATCTTCTACCATAGGTTCTTTAATTACATCAGCTAAGAACACATTCTTATTTGAATATTTAAATACTCTTAAACCTTTACCTTTGTTTGCATCTGCATAACATTCAAACTTATGTATACAAAATTGACAACCAACTGGTATAGCTTTGTTTCCATTCTTCTCTGTCTTTAATTCATAGCATCTTTCAGGAGGTGTATCACTAGCAAGTTTAGTATTTAAATCTTTTATTAAACTTCTTGTATCAGGTTTAGCTAAGTCTTCTGGTTTGTAAAAACATATATCACCACTTGATTTATCAGCAACAAGAAAACCTCCCTTGTTAGTTCCATTAGCTGTTTCATATCCTGATAGCTGGGCATGATACCCAAAAGGGTCATCATTTATTAACTCACCATTCTTAAATTTTTTAAAACTAAAAGGTGAAGCAGACTTAACATCACATATTTCTCCATCTACTTTAGCATCTATATGTCCTTTAACATCATCTACTTTAACTTTCATTTGTCTATCTTCTACTTTATGTCCAGATAATTCTGTTAAGTATAATAGTAAGTGTTCTATAATATGTCCATATAAAAATTTTAAATTATTACTTGCATCATATTCTTTTGTTTCTTTAGGTGAATACTTATCATACCATAATTGTCTAGCTGGTTTACCTAAGATACTCATTCTTAATACACCATTATACTTTTCTTTTTTAGGTGGAGTGTTCCATGCAATCATAGCTTCCTTAATATTATTAAGAAAACTATTCATGTTCTCTTCTGTTATAGGTGCAGGATTTCCATTAGCTATATCAGCAATTAATTTTTTAATATCAGTTGCTACTGTATCAATGCGTTTCTGCCCAGTTGTTTCCAATTTTATATTCTCCATTTAATTCACATCTTAATTTTAATTTTGTACCAGCATCCTTTATAGCTTGAACTGCTAGTCTACCAAACTCTTCTGCTCTTCCTTCTTCAACTTCATATTGAAATTCATCATGTACATTTACTACAGGATAAGCTTTGATTCGTTTATTTTTAGCATATTCTTCTAAAAGAATCAAGGAAACTTTCATAACTATTGCTCCTGCTCCTTGAAGTAAACTATTTAGGGCTGCGTGTGGGTGTCTGATGATGATTTTTCTTCCATCAAGTCCTTTAAGCCATCTTCTGTTAGACTTAGCAACTGCATCCACCTTTTCTCGTAAGCTTCTAAGACTTGGTGTTGCTCTAAGAAACTTTTCTTTAACTCGGTTGCCATCTGCTTCCGAACCTCCAATGATGCTTCCAATTTTTTTTGACCCTGCTCCATAGATGAAGGCATAGATAAAAGTTTTGCTTTCATCCCTTGACCGAAGACCAGCAGCCACTTGATTTGCTGTGTGTATATCTCCATTAATGATTTCATTTGTGTATTCCTTATCGTTCATGTAGTGTGCTAACATTCTTAACTCAAGTCCAGATGCATCCACACCTACTAATTTATTTCCTTTATCAACTACCCATAATCCTCTACATTCTTTTCCATATGGTGAGTACACAGCAGGAACTTGTGCCATGTTGGGTGCTTGATGACTCATCCTCCCTGTAATTGTACCATTGGTAATTACTTTGCCATGTACTCTACCATCTTCCTTGATTGCTTCTACCCATGAGGAGACTTGGGCAATTCTTTTTTGAAGCATAAGGTATTCGTTTATTAACTTAGCTTCAGGTATATCTGTTATCTCTGATAAAACTTTTTCATCTACAATTACATGACCCTTATCAGTTTTCTTTTTAGGTTTCCAACCAAGCTTCATTAGTCGTTCACCTATCTGTTGCCTTGAACCTAAGTTAAATTCTTTATACTTAACTTTAGTAAAAGGAACTCCCTTTACATATCCTCTTGCTTTGTTATTTGATTTAGGTATAAACACTTCTTCAATTTTTAATGGAGGAAATGTTGCCCTAACTTTATTTTGTAATTCATTCATGTCTTCTTGAAACTTAGCTTGTAATCCATAAGCATTAACAACATCAATCTTAAATCCTCTTTCATGTTGTCTTTGAATTATCTTAGCAACTTCATGTTCCAACTCAACTGAATAACCAAAATCTTTTATTCTTTTAATTAAAAAATTATATAGTCTTTGTGTTAAGTCTACATCATTTCTACAATACTTTAACATATCTTCACTAAAGAAATCAAATTGTTCAAACTCAATCTTACTATGTCCAAGTTTAATTCCCCAATTTTTTAATGAGTGTCCACCATCTATCATAGGATTTAATAATCTAGATAGAACAAGTGTGTCTGTTATCTTACAATTTTTAAATAAGTCGTAGCCAAAAAATCTATTCAGTACTGGTATATCAAATCCAATTATGTTATGACCTATAACTTCTTTAGTTTGTTTTATAAACTCTTCAAACCTATGTAAATTATTTTCTTTGAATTGATAAAAGGTATCTCCATCTTTACAAACTATACACCAGATTTTATCTGCAGTTAAAGTTGTTTCAATATCGAATACTACTTTATTAAAAGTCATCTGATTGTACCTCAACTAATCTACCAGTATCAACATTATACTGAAGATTACAACAAGGTCCAGTCATTCCTGAAAATCTATTCTTTAATACCCTAACCCTCGTTGTGTTTCTAATATCTGGGTTATCATTTTGTGCGTCTCTCTCTAGTCCAATTACCATATCACTAAGTTGTCCTATACTAGCTGACCCTCTTAATTGTGATAGTGATGTTGCTGCTCCCTCTTCATGTCCTTTGCCATCTGGTCTTCTCAAATGAGACACAACCATCATAGCAACACCAGTCTCTTGAACAAGAGTTCTTAATCTAGTCATGATTTCATCTAATGCTCTTCTCTCATCACCATGACTTTGGTCTGATACAATAATACTTACATGGTCTATAACAATATACTTACAGTCTAAACCTTTAGCTAAAAATCTAACTCTTGAAACTATATTATCAATTGAGTTAGAACCAAAATGGTCAAACATAAATACTCTACCAGTACCAACTGTCTTATCAAAATAAGTTTTTAATTCTTCTTTAGCTACATGAACATCTGGTAAATGTAATCTTTGATTTGCTTCAATACTCATTAAACCTTTTGAAGTTATTACTGGTGTTTCTTCTAACATTAACAAACCAATATTATCTTTAGTAGATTTAATCATGTGATGTACTATCTCTCTCATCACTTGTGTTTTACCTAACCCACTACCAGCAGTAAATGTAACTAACTCGGATGGTCTTATACCATATGTTATTTTATTAATTCCTTCAAAAGGATATTGAACAAAAGATTGTATTGTTGGTTTAGCAATCTCATCAAATAAAATATTAGCATTTATAATTCCATCTGGTGCAAATACTTTTGCATCCCAAAAAGATTTTACATATGATTGTATTTTATTTTTAGTTAAACAATCTGAAGCATCTTTAAATTCTTTTGGTAAATGCATAATCTTACATTTCCCTGGGCTAAAAAGTTCAGCTACCTTTAATGCTCCATCAATTCCTTGTTCATCATTATCAAAATTAATTACAACATTATCAAAATTATTTTCTAACCAATCTAAACTATTCTTTATATCTTTAACTGCAGAAGTAATTCCATTCTTAATACTAACAACTGGTGTCTCATACTTATCTGTCTTAAACATTTGATAAGCTGATAGACAATCTAATTCTCCTTCAGTTATAATTATATATTTATTTTTATTAAATAAATGTTCACCAAATAAACCAGAATGTTTTGTATTACCTTGAATACTAAACTCTTTTAATTTAGTAAACCTAGTTTTAGTTCCTATCTTTGAACCTTGCTTATCATGATAAGGATAATAATGATTAGTTATATTACCCATGCTATCAATCTTAACAGATACACTATACTTTTTACAAGTATCTATCTTGATATTTCTATCAACAATTTCTGCAAAGTCTGATTGATTTGTTATTGGTTTTAATTCTTGTTGTTTACTTACAACAGTTGGTTGTTGGTCTGTATCATAGTCTCTCATATATTCTTGACATGAGAAACAGTAAGCAGAATTGTCAGCATTAACTGATACTGCATCACTACTATTACATAATGGACATGGTAAATGATACTTTACAAATCCATTTTTATTTTCTTCATTCATTTGCACCCTCATAAATTCCTTTTTAAAAATTTAAATTATCATGGTACCATCCTATTAAAATAGAAACAGTAATCATAACAATAAATAATATTAATAAATACTTAAACTCTTTCATAATAAAAAAGGACTGCCGACCAACTACAAGCCGACAGTCCTAGGAGTAGAAAAATGACAGCCATAACTTTTATGACTGCGTAACTATACTAAAATTCTTTAATGTTGTCAACACTTCCATTAGAAGTATTTCCAGATTCAACATCAAAGTCTTCTCTTGGTGTGTACTCTATTAAGTCTAGTACTTGGACAGCTTGTAGGTCTAACCCTATTCCCTTCTTACCTTTGAAGTTCCACTCATAAGGTTTATACATTACCTTAACTCTACTTCCATTACCGACTATTTTTTCTAATGGTTTCTTATCTGCATCCACTAATTGTGGTTGAGTATTCTTATCGCCATTAGCTTTACTTACTTTTCTTTTAAATCTAATTATATTAGATATTGTTTTTTCATCAACAGTTGTTTCGGCTACTGATATTCCTTGACCTTTAAAATCCTCTGCGTCTTTAGAATCAACTGCTAAATCAATTCTCCACATAGGTTCAAACTTTTCGTTTGGTCGTGTCAGAGAAGCCCAGTATGCTGTGCCTTCAATTATCGCCATATGTTTTTTCCTTTATTGTTATTGTTAAAATGGTAGTAGACCCCATACTTTTTGTGCGTATATAAAAGTATAAGTTCCAACTACTTTTGTTTTATAAATTAACCAAGACATAAATGCCTATTGTTATTGTTTATTATTAATAAATCATTTTTCATAAATGTCTTTTAGCATATCAGTACCCTCCTTGTCAACACTTTCAGAGTCTTTATTTTCTTCAATGTTTTCAAGG